CACATTAAAGGGTTATCTTTTAATGGTGTTGTAGGTAAATCCCCTATAGAAGTTGCTGCTGAAACATTAGGGATTTCTATAGCTTTAGAAAAACACGCAGGAAATTGGTTTAGAAATGGCTCACAATTAGGTGGTATTCTTAAACACCCTGGCACACTTAAACCTGAAACTGCTAAACGACTTAGAGAGTCTTGGAGTTCAAACTACTCAGGAGTATCTAACGCAGGTAAAACTGCTATTCTTGAAGAGGGTATGGAATGGATGGCTCGGACAGTACCTAACAATCAGGCTCAATTTATTGAGTCGAGAGAGTATCAAATAAGTGATATTTGTCGTATTTTCAGAGTACCTAATCACTTAGTAAATGACCTTTCTAACGCAACTTACAGTAATATAGAGGCACAGCAAATAGATTTCGTGGTGCATACTATTACACCTTGGGTTAAACGTATTGAAAGCGAATTAAACAATAAATTAATTCCTTCTAATAAAAGAGGTGAACAATATTTCAAATTTAATCTAAACGCTATACTTAGAGGTGACTCTAAGAGTAGAGCAGATTATTATAGAACACTTATAAATATCGGTGTTTTATCTCCTGACGAGGTTAGGTCTTTTGAAGATTTAAACCCTATGGGTGGAGAAAGTGAAAAGGTTTATATGCAAAGCAATATGATGCCTTTAGATAAGTTAGGCGAAGATACAAGTAGAACAAACGTAGAATAAAACAAAATAAATGGCATTAAGTTCAAAGCAAAGGCAAGACAGAAAAGACCCTTGGAATAAAAACAAAGGTGAGTTTGGTGAATCAATCACTCCTAGCGATAGAAATGATTTACCCGAAAAAGATGCCGAACTGTTTATAGGTACAAAGGGTCATATTAAGGTGACTTTAACAGGTGGAACTATTGTTGTTTTGAAAAACGTTCCATCGGGTACTTTTTTAAAGGGTATTTTTGTAAATAAAGTACATTCTACAGGCACTACAGCTTCAGATATAGTAGCAATTTACTAAAATCGTAAATTATGAAAAATAAAGAAATAAGAATATACAACGGTAATTACGAGGTTCGTTTAGAGGAAGGCTCTGACGAAACTAGAGTTCGTGGTTACGCAGCGTTATTCGATACGGACAGTAGAGATTTAGGTTTTAGAGAAACCATTTCTACTAGAGCATTTGATGGTCGATTAGAGGATAATGTTATTTTAACTTTTAATCACGATCCTAATTTAATACTTGACAGAAACCTAGGTGGTACTTTAAAACTTTCGGTTGATGAAAGAGGATTAATGTATGATGCTGTTTTACCAAATACAACGACAGGAAAAGATGTCGCTGAATTAATGCGTAGAGGTTTACTCTACGAATCTTCTTTTGCTTTTACTGTAGAAGAGGATGATTGGTCGCAAGATGGCGATACAACTCGAAGAACGATTAATAAAATTGGTCGTTTGGTAGATGTTTCTATAGTTGGCGTAGGAGCTTACGCTAACACAGATGTTGCACTTCGTTCTAAGCAAGAATTTGAAGAATCTATTTCTTCTAAAGAAACTTGCGAAGAAGTTGTGAGTGAACCGACAGGAGAGCAACAAGATAACCAGGAGGCAATCTCTGAACAAGTTGGTTCACAAATTAATTTATTAACTAACGAATTAAAATTAAAAAGACGGATATGAAAAACTCTGTAGAATTACGTCAAGAACGAGCAGATTTAATTACCGATGCAAACGGTATGCTTGAAACTTGCAAAACTGAATCTCGTGATTTCAACGAAACTGAACAAGTTTCTTATGACGAGAAAATGACAGCTATTGACAAATTAGCTAAAAACATCGAAACTGTTGAGCGACAAGAAAAATTGAACGCTGAGATTGCCTCTAACGTAGGTTCTGCTCCTGTTCAAAATGTTTCTGAATCTAAAGAGGTTCGTAACTATTCTGTTTTTAAAGCAATCAATGGCTTACTAAACAACAACCTTAATGGTGTTGAAAAAGAGATGCACGAACAAGCAGTAAACGAAGCAAGAGCAGCGGGAATTACTGTTGCAGGTTTAGGTATTCCTGCTTTTATGATGGAACAAAGAGCAGCAGTAACTCAAACTACATCTGCAATCGCTCCTACTAACGTATTAGGATATGCTGAAGCAATGCGTGAAGCATCTGTATTTGACAAAGTAGGTGCTAACATTTTATCGAGTTTATCTGCTAACACTACTATTCCAGTAACAGGTACTTCAACAGTAGCTTGGGAAGGTGAAACAGATGCAGCTGCCGATGGTGGTGCGAACTTTGGAAAAGTTGAATTAACTCCAACTCGTATTTCTGCTTATGTAGATATTTCTAAGCAATTATTGCTACAAAACGGTGGAGCTGAAGGTGCAATTATGGCTGATTTAGGTCGTGCTGTAGGTCAATCTATCGACCAAGCAATCTTTAACGCTACTACTATTACAGGTGCGCCTACATCTATTTCTGCAACTTCAGGTTGTGGGACTATTACTGAGGCTTCTTTCTCTGATGGTGTTTCTGTTATGAAAGATTTAGTAGAGGCTGAAAAAGAATTAGGTGGAGCAGGAGGTTTAAGTGGGAACTTAGCTTACGTTTGTTCTCCTGAGTTGATTTCTCAAATCAAGCGTGGTGTTCAAGTTGCAGCAGTATCGGCAGGTTTAGATGGTATGCTTGTAAATGGTTACCCAATTTACTTCACTAATGGTTGTTCTAAATCAGCAGGTGCAAGTGGTGACTTTGTTTACGGTGACTTCTCTCGTTTATATGTTGGAATGTTTGGCGGGGTTGATATTTTGGTAGACCCTTATACACAAGCAGCTAGCGGCCAAAATCGTTTAGTTTTAAATAACTATATGGACTTTGGTGTTGCTAATGGAGCAGCTTTTGTTAAAGCAACTTCATTAACTGCATAGTAAGTTAATTAGATAATAAAAGGGGACTCTTCGGAGTTTCCCCCTTTTTTTTATTTAACTCTCATTTTTAAAAAAAAAACATCTCAATATTAATTATGTATCTCGACCCTAACTATAACATACAAGGCGATTTAGTAGTTTTAGATAATCCTACTACTAAGGTTGTTTCTGTTCCTGATATTAAAGAGCATTTACGCATTGATACGGATGATGAAAATGATTTGTTAGGGGTATATATAGATGCAGCTACAGAGATGGCTGAACACTATTGCGTAAGGCACTTTATTACTCACGAATATAAGTTATACTTTAATTCAGTAGTATCACAAGCTTCACTAATATTCCCTGATTGTACTTTAAAAACAAGTGGACCAAACAACCCTGTTAAATGGATTGATTCGGCAGGTTCTACTCAGGGTTCTGATGATGCTTATATTGATGCTCACTCGAATCCTTCTATAGTTTATTTGAGTAGTGATTTTTCTACTCCTACATTAAAATCTAACGCAGCCAATACTTTTTGGTTTGAGTTTAAAACAGGTTTTGGTGATGCAGCGAGTGATGTACCTGAAGCAATAAAACAAGCGATTAAATTAATTGTGAGTGATATGTATTATTTCAGAGAAGATAGAAAGCGTAGTTTTCCAATGGCTTCTGAGATTTTACTTCAACCTTATAAATGCTATCATTAACGGATGGCTTTTATTGCTAAAATAAAGGCAGGAGATTTTAACCAACGTATTAGGTTAAAGTCGGTATCTTCGACTCAAGATGCTTTTGGAGGGATTTCAGACACTTATTCCGTTCAAACAACAGTTTGGGCTAATAAGAATGTAAAGACTCTTAGGGACATCGAAGAAAAGTTTGAAGGAAAAGAATTACAATCTTATGGTAGGTTTGTTTACACTATAAGATATTCAAGTGAAACAAAAGGCATTAAAGCTAATTGGATCATTGAAGAGGTAGAAACAAGTGACACTTATGAAATACTAGGTTTCGTTATAGACCCTAGAAAAGAATTTATTGAGGTTTTCGTAAAGCAAGATTTACCAACAGCTTCACCAGTATAGAGTTATGGCTAAGCAGCAAAAGATAGTAGTAAGAGGTGTTCAAGATGTTCAACGTAGTTTGAAAAGACTAGGTAAAACAGCTAAAGAATCTCGCACTCTTATCAATAAAGCCCTTAGACCTGCTGCAAATATGTTAGCTAGAGGTATTCAAAATGCTTATAAGGCTGAGTTTAATAGTAATAGTGATTACAAAAGACGAAGTGGTAGAAAACCTACTTGGAAAACAATAGGTATAATCACAGCTCGTAAATCAAGAGAGCCAGGATTATACGTTGGTCCTATTAAACGTAGAACCTCACCTATAAAAGTAAAAGGAAAAGATAGTTACAATTTAGCTGCTATGCAGATTAAAGGTAACGCAATACAAAAGCCTAGACCTGATGTGTTCAAGGCTACAGCGACAAAAATGGAAACACAAATCTATTTACAAGCTGAAAAAGATTTAGATAAATTAGTGGATAGAATGATTAAACAAGCAGGATTTTAGATGTTTGCAGTAATAGGAAAAGAGATAGTTACAAGATTAGAGGCTACAGCAGCCTTTACTTCTGCTAATGGTAGTGATAAGGTTTTTCCTGTAATCATACCACAAGGAGTGGCTTACCCTTGCACAACATTTGAGATAGCTAATGTTTCAAATTTTCTATCTAAAGGTGGCTCACTTAACTCGTGTGATGTATCAATACGGATTGCTTGTTTTGCAGATAGCTATTCAACAACATATAATCAAGCTAAAGCAGTTGTAGAAGCTTTAGACTTGTTCGAGGTAGAATATACCGAGGATGGTGTAGATTATATTGCTAAATTTAGGTTTACGGACTTAGATGACGAATATTATAAATTACCCGAAAAGTTCTACAAAAACATAAATTTTAACTGTTTAATTATTAAAAACTAAAATAAAAAGGAATTATGGCAATTCAAAACGCAACAAACGTAGTTTTAAGTATAACACCTGATGGTGGTACGTTAGAAGCAGTAGCTCATTGTACTTCAGCTTCAATATCTATGAATATGGATCTTCGTGACTCTACAACAAAATCTTCAAATGGATGGCAAGACAACTTAGGTGGTCTTAAATCTTGGGAAATGAGTGGTGATGCTTTCGTTGAAGTATCAGGTGCTACAGGAGCAGATATACTTGAATTAACTGATACATTATTTGCAGGAGCGGCTGTACAATGTACATTTGGTGTTTCAGGTATGGTTTATGATGGTACAGCACTTATCACTTCAATCTCTATAGATGCAGGTGTAGAAGAAAACGCAACTTATTCAATCTCTTTAACAGGAACTGGAGAACTAGACATTAACGCATAATATTAACTTTTAAATCCATTAATTATGGCAATTAAAAACGCTTCGGATTTATTGGTTTATGCTAAGACGAGTGCGGCAGCAGCACAGGTTACTAGGATTAGGGTATTAACTACTGATCCTATAACTGTTCCTGATGGTGGAACTACTGGTACTGTTAAAATAAACAACATTACTAATGATGCGGGTGTTATTTATGATGATATATCTACAGCAGCTAGTACCAATACAGGTGCTACTGTTTTAGCGGCTATAACTGCTGTACTTACATCTGCAACGTATGATTATGTTGATTCTTCAGGTTCAGACCAAACAGATGGTGACTATACCTATAGAGATTTCACGAATGGTGCAGTTGGTTTAGTACCTACACTATCTATTGTAGATGGCACAGCAACTCTTAACGAAAACGCTGTTAACATAGAAATAGTTACCCCTGGTTCAAGTGCAATATTTGACCCTGTAGCTTATAGTACATCAGCTTCGTTTAGCACGAATATGGATTTAAGAGATATAACCAACAAGGATTCAGACGGATGGTCTGAGTCTTTGGCAGGTTTAAAGTCTTTTGAGGTATCTACTGATATATTACAATCAATAAATCCTGATACACCTTTAGATGGTACTGATTTTTTCGATAAACTACAAGCAAGAAGTATAGTCGATTTAAGTTTCTCTGATAGGATTAGAAATATTATTCGCACTAACCTTACTCAAAGTGGGGTTGATGGGTTTGGTATATCAAGTGTAACACAAAGTAATTTACAACTTGACGAAAACGGAACAAACTTTGCTAGTCAAATTACAAGCACAACTACTAATTGGGATAGGCTTTCATACACTATTGATGCTACTAGATTAGAAGATAAAAAAATTACTTGGTCTTTTTGGGTTAAAGGTAGTGGAAGTACGACAAGTGCTAGTTGGATAATGATGAGTACACCATCGGAAGATGCTTACGCAGTAACCCAAGATATAGGTTATTCAGATGAAATAATATCAGGACAAGGTACTATAGAGGCTATAGGTAGTTTAAATTCGAGGAAAGTGACAGGATTAAGTACCTCTACTTGGACTAGGGTAGCTATATCTTTAACTTTGCCTATACATATTACAAATGGTGATTCATCATTTATATTTAATCTATATCCAGGTGTAGCTAATGCTCAATCATCAGATTCTATTTACACTTGCTTTTGGCAAATAGAAACAACACCTGAAGCAACCGATTATCAAGACCCTACCGATATTACACATTGGCAAGGTAACGCACTTGTATCATCGGTAAGTTTTGATGCAGGAGTCGAAGATAATTTAACTTGTTCGGCTAGTTTCACAGGTACAGGTCAAATCTATCCGAATGGACTTGGTCCTGAACTTATTGGTGACACTACCTTTGATTTAGGTACAGTAGGAGTAGATACAGGAGCTTGGTGGAGTGTAAATGATGCAGCAGCAGGTGCTAGTAGTGTTGTAGAAAGTGGTTATGGTAAGATTATTACCACAGGCGATGATACAAGTATTTATCGTTCAGGTTTAATGGTAGTGGGAGATTATTATTTATTAACTTTTACTGCAAGTACAAGCACGGCAGGAGCAATATCTGTTTTGGATGGATGGGAATCTACAGATGTAGTATTATTGAAAGCTACTACAACAGGTACTTATACTGCTTTGTTAAAACCTGACACTACCCAACTAACAATACAACGAGTATCAGGGGCTACAACAATTTGGCTAAGTTCAATATCACTAAAGAAAGTTTTATAAATCAATTAGTAACAATTAAAAAAAAGGTAGATTATGAAAAAGGTAGAAATAGGCGGTCAAAAACGACCTATTAGATTTAGCTATTTAGCTTTAAAAGACATCTGTAACGATTGTAAATTAAAGTTAAACGAAATGGATCAGTTAGGAACAGAGATAGACCACGTTGGTATTATCGCTTACTACGGTCTAAAATACGGTGCTAAGAAGAACGGAGAAGAGTTTAAATACAAAGTTCGAGATATTGAACAATGGATAGACAATGAAGATTTCGGTAAAATAAATGAAATCTTTGAAGCGTTCCAATTAGACCAACCTCAGAAAAAGGGAAAGTAGAAGAGGGAAAGGAAATTATAGATAAAGATACAGGTGAAATCGATTGGGATAAGTTAGAAGAAATTGGTTTAGGAATGTTGGGGTTATCAGATGAAAATTTATATGATTACACTCCACGTTCCTTTAACAATAAACTTATAGGGTTCAAAAAATACAATGAACAATTATCTCAGAATAATTGGGAACAAACTAGAATGATTGTTCACGCAGCCATCGTACCACACTCTAAGCACAAGGTTAAACCAAAAGAGTTAATGCCTTTCCCTTGGGATAGTAAAAATAAAGTTAAAAAAGACGTTGCTAGTAAAGAGGAAATTCAAGAAGTCTTAAAAAGATATAAACTAATAGAACCAAAGAAAATAAAGATTGAATAATGGGTGGATTAAAGACTATATCGATAATTGTAGCAGCTAATATCAAAGGCTTAGAATCAGGTCTTGGTAAAGCAAATAAATCTTTAGCATCGTTTGCTTCAAAATCAGCCCGACTAGGTTCGATGATGTCTTTTGGTGTTACAGCTCCTTTAGTTGCTATGGGTAAAGCTGCTTTCGATACGTTCTCTAATTTTGAGAATAGTATGATGAAGGTTAATACTGTAACAGGGGCTACGGTTGAGGAGTTTAAGATGCTTACATCTGAGGCTAAACGACTCGGAGCAACAACACAATATACAGCCTCACAAGTATCAGATTTACAATTAGTTTTAGGTCGAAAAGGTTTTGATCCTACTCAAATTAAAAATATGGAGCAATCCATATTAGACCTTGCTTTAGCAACTGGTGAAGATTTATCTCTTGCAGCAGAAACCGTATCTACATCTATTAATGCTTTTGGATTAGAATCAACCCAAGCTGCTAGGGTATCTAATACTTTAGCTTCAGCAGCAGCCAATTCATCAATTCAACTTAGCACATTTGCTACAGCTTTCGGTCACGCAGGAGCTTCTGCTAACGCTGTAGGAGTAGATTTAGAGAGATTGTCTGCTATGATGGGTGTCTTAATGGATAACGGTATTAAAGCATCTAAAGCAGGTACAGGGCTTCGTAAGATATTTATGAAACTAGACCAAGAGGGTCGAAACTTCACGGAGGTTTTAGATTTAGCTACTCAAGGTGAGATGGGTTTACAGAAGGCTATGAGATTAGCAGGTGTAACCTCGGCTAACCAATTACTTATCTTAGCTAAAAATAAAGATAAGGTAGCTGAACTAACTAAAGAGTATAAAACAAATACGGGTAGACTTAAAAAAATGGCAGATGCGATGGGTAAAACAACCTTCGCTAGGATAAAAAAGATGCAATCTGCTATTGAAGGAATGAAAATAGAAATGGGGGCTTTAATTGCTGATGCTATTACACCTATTATTGATAAAGTAACTAGTTTAGCATCTAATTTTGGTGAATTGGATGATGGAACTAAAAAAATGATACTTACTTTCGGTGGTATTATGGCAGCAGTTGGTCCTATACTAATTGGATTAGGGGCTTTAATAGCACTTGTAAACCCTTTAACTATAGGAATAGTAGCATTAGCAGCAGCTTTTACAGCTCTTGCAGTTTCATCTAAAAAAACAAAATCTCCCTTAAAATCAGAACAAGAATCATTAAATATATTAGTTACAAGAATATTAGGAGCTAACGATAGTCTTGAAACAAGAAAAAGATTATTAAATGAATTAAAGACACTTCACCCTGATTTTATTTCTAATTTAGATGATGAAAAAACAACAAATGAACAATTAAAAACAGCATTAGATGATGTTAATAAAGGTTACTTTAAAAAGATACAATTACAACTAGAGGAAGAAAGAGTCTACAACGCTTTAAGTAAACAAAAACAAGCTCAAAGTAATTTAGATAAAAAAGAAACAAATGCAACAAAAAAATTATTAGAACTAAAAGATAAATATAATATTTCATTAAATGACGAATGGTCAGTTTCTGAAAATTTAATAAAGCTACAAAGTGATATAAAATCTGGGGTGATTACAACACCTGGAGGTGGTATGTATGGTGGTGCTTCAGGGTTTACTGAAACTGCAAAACTAACAAATGCTTTTGGGGATCAAATAGAGGTTTCTACTGATTTACGTGAAGAATTACAAACATTAATTGAGGGTGTTCAGGAAGCAGAAAATGTGATGAGTGCTACTGCTTCAGAAGTATTTAATCTAAAGAAGGAATTAAAAGAAACAGGTTCAGCAGCATTTGATATATTTAGCCCTACTATTAGCCCTCCTGTTGACCCTGTTATTCCTGGTGGTGGTGAAGATGATGTACCACCTGGTTTCTCTTGGATGGAGGGGGGTACTTTATCAAACTATGTAAAGGAATACTTTGCTGCTATTAAAGCAATGGAGGATCGAACTAATGAGTTTTGGGGTGGTTTAATGGAGTCTTTTTCATCAGGGTTTTCTAATTTATTTGACAAGCAAACTGAAACCGTTACGGTGATGGTTGATGGTGTTGAAGAAATGCAAGAAAGGGTTTTATCTTTTGGTGATAAGTTTGGTAATTTTGTGAAAGATTTTCTAGTAGGAATCGGAAAAATGATATTGAAAACTGCTGTACTTGCAGCTCTACTTAGTATAATTATGCCTGGTGCAGCAGCAGGTGGAGCTAGTTTTATGGGGAACTTTAAAAACTTAGCTATGGGTGGTGATATGTTTAGTGGGCTAGGGTTTGCTAATGGAGGTCAACCACCTACAAATCAACTTAGTTTAGTGGGTGAGAATGGACCTGAATTATTTAATCCAGGAAATACAGCAGGAACAATTATTCCTAATGGGGCTTTTGGTGGTGGAACAACAATCCCCGACGTAAGAATAACAGGTGATGATTTATTGATTGTATTTGATAGAGCGAAAAGAAGAAAATCTTATAGATAAATAAAAAGGTAGTATGGCTTACGGAAAATTTAAAGAAACCCAAATAAAAGGGGAAAAGGGAACAACTTGGTATGCCGAAATTTGGAAAAAAGATTATATTCAATATGTTTTAAACCCTAGTTTCTTATCGGGTAGTACAGGTTGGATATTAGCATCAGGTGTAACTTGGATAAACAATCAAGGTAATGGTGCGTTAAGTTTCGATGGATCACAACCATCCTTATCAGTAACAACGACTTCATCGCCAGGATTATCGGACAGCACTAGCTATAAAGTAACTTTAGTATTAAAAAATGTCACCCAAGGGGGGGTTAGTGTAAGTTTAAATGGTACACAATCTTCACCTAAAACCACAAACGGAACTCACGAGTTCACAATGACATCGGGTACGACTGCATCCTCGATAGCTTTAATTGATTACAATAATTTCATAGGTGAGGTAGAAGGAATTTATGTTTCCCTTGCTTCGGGAGAGTATAATACCTTTGATATGAATCTTCAAGGCGAAGGTTTTGAAGTTAAATGGACAGGTCAAGGTGGAACTAGAGATAAAACATTTCTTGCCTCTGAGTGTGTTTTAAATTTGTTTATTCAAAATCAAGATGATGAAGATTGGATTTACAATGATGTTTTTATGAAAGGTGATAAGTATCATTTTATAAGAATATATAAAAACACAGTATCAGATGCTAATCTTTGGTGGTTTGGGTATTTACAACCCTCTTTTGATAGTATAGAAAATGTACCTTTTCCTTATTCTGTAAAATTAACTGCAACCGATTCTTACGGGTTTTATTCTAAGTTGAAAAAATCAAATTTTGGTACAGAGGCGATTAAAAACACACCACATAGAATAAAAGATATTTTATTAGATATTGGGTCTAAAATGTCTTTAGCAAACACAAGTACAGATGATGATACCCCTGTTCCTGTAATGAGAAATTGGTTACGAACTTCTGTAGATTGGTGGCGAACTGCTGACACTTATCAATCAGATGATCCATTTAATATATATAAAGCTGCCAAAGGTGCTTTTGCTCCTGAATCAGAATTTGACGAAGATGGAGTTATAACTAATATAGACGAGGCTTTAACATATAAAGGCTCAGAGGTTTTTGATGGGGTCTTAAAAACCTTCAATACCGTTGGGTTTTTAGCAGAAGGTTATTATTATTTTATACAACCAAATAGTTTGGCAGACAACACTACTGCCACATTAAAGGCTTGGCAATATAGAAATAGTGCTATAGGTGGGGTAGATGTTGGGGATATAACACCATTATTAACTATAGACCAATCAAATAATGTAATTTTAGGTGGAAGTTCTTTTAATTACGAACCATCATTTGAAGGTGTAACAGCAAATTATATTTTAGGGGATTCAACATTTTTTATATCTCCAGGGGCTGATTTAACAACTTCTTTTGTTGCAGGTGGTATTCAAGTACCTGCCGATACTGACGAATATTTTACTTTAAATTTTCACGCAATACATCAAGAGCAAATAACAACTGCTGATTTTTCATTTACATCATTTAACCCTACACCATCAATAGATATACCTTCAACCGTAAGAAATTCATCATTTTTAACTACTGCAACAGCAATTATATCTATCACAGATGGAACTACTACAAAGTATTTACAACCTTCCCCAAGTCCAATATCATCTGCTGACAATAATTTAGTTTGGACTGCAAGTGGTACACCTTTAAGTCTTACAATAAAAAGAGGTTATAATGCTCAAGGTGGGTTATCTTCTGTTTACGCTGTTGGAGATACATCTAATTATATTTTAGAGCAAGGTGGGCTTATATATGATGACTCACAAGGTCCTTGTTCTAGGAACACATATCCAAATGATAGTACACCACATTATAAGTTTAGAACTGATATATATTTTAGTGCTAACGTAGATGCTCCTGGAATACAAGGTAGTGTATCGGTTCAAGTAACAGCCTCAAATGATTATTCCGAAGTTTATGAATATGGTTATGGTCCAACTTATGATTTAACTGGTTATACTATAAATACCTTAAATGACCCAACGCCAACCTCAACAACTACAACTTGTGGCGATATATCTCTTTATTTCTCAGGTAATAGCGAATATAACAATACTGCTAGTGAATATGAGTATTCTGCAATTCAATCACAAATTCCATCAAACGAATCCTTTAGTTTAGGTAGTATAGTGTTAGGTTCATCTCAATTAAATGAATTGTACTCTATACAATATGAAAATTCATCAGGTATAAATACTCCTGCGATGGAATTTCAAAGAGGTAATCCAACACCTGATGATCCTAAAAATATAACTCAATTATTAGTTAATGAATATCTTTCATTACAAATTGAACCTTTAGAAATATTACAAGCCGATATACAGTCAGCAGATATTTCTCCATTAAAATTAATTAAATACTCTATAAATAACGATGGTACATATAAGTATTATGTTTTTATGGGTGGTTCTTTTAAGGCTCAAAGTGAAATAATGAGTGGAGAGTGGTATAAGATAAACTCACAAGCGAGTTATGTTACCGAGCCTACCCCTGCTCCTACAGAATTAATTTCTTCACCCGAACAAATAATTGCGAACCCAAGTGTTTACAATGAAATAACATTTTCTTTAGATAACACTACTAAAGCAAAATTATTAGACGAAGCTTATGGAGTTTTAGATGCAGATTTAACAACAGCATCAAGCACAAATAAACTAGAGTTGTCAGATAATAGTAAAGGTAAAATTTATGATAATCAAAAAATAAGACTTTCTTTTCCTGATGGTTCAAACTCAACTATAGTTACTTCTGATGGAGATAATTTAACATCATCAGACCAAATTAATATAGATACTTTTACACCTAGAATGATATACCCTTCAGGTAGTATAATCAGCCCATTATCTTACGACCTTACCAACGTAATAGGAGGTGGTTCTGCTCCGGCAGGTTCAGATACTCAAGTTCAATTTAACGATGGTGGAGCTTTTGGTGCAGAAGCAACTTTTGAGTATGATAAGACTACAAATTTTTTAACTGCCGATAATATAGAGGGGCAATTTTTTGGAATTAACATTGGTGATAGAACTGCTATTTCTGGAAGTAATTTATATTACCACCTAAACCCTAACGACTTTAATCTAACTAAATCCTACAGAAATTTCTCATATACTAGCGATGAGGGGGGATCATCGCAGCAAAGATATGACAGCGGAGCTAAAGAACGCTATGCAATGGTATTTTTACCCAAAGGTTATGAGATACATAGCTTACACGTTCACGGCAGTACTGCCAATCAAATGGCACTAGGAAAAAGTGATTTTGATAGTGATACTGTTACAGCTATACAGTCTGGATATGTGAACACCTTACTCACGCTAACTACAGCAGAGGTAGTAGGAAATGATACATATTATATTATATCAGTAAAAAACAGCTCCAGTACAGATAAGCTCTACGGGGCAAGAATAATTTTAAATAAGGTTTAAAAAATAATAAACGATGGATAAAGCAACAACAGAAGTAGGTTTAGCACAATTAATGGCTTTAGGTGTAAGTATAGCCGATGTAGAACAATGGCTTCAGATAACATCGTTAGTTTTAGCTGTATCATTTGGGGCATACAAATGGTTCGTAGAAATAAGAAAGTTAAGAAAAAAATGTAAAGGGGTGGAAAAGTAGGTTTTCGCTACCTTTTCTCCTATTTTTTCATTACCTTTACATAAATTAAATTAAATAAACAAACATATTATGCAAGAAGTTTTAAGTTTTTTAACCCAAAATGGCGCAGAATTATTGTTAGCCATATTAGCAGTTGCTAAAATTATTGTTAGATTAACACCTTCAACAAAGGATAATAAAATCTTTGGTTACATAGATGACCTTATTTCGTTCTTTGTAAAGAACAACGAAGGAAAAGCTAAAAAGAAATAGTTATGGGAGCTATCCCTAAGTTATTAGCTAAAAGTGTTCTAGCTATTATCCCTGAAATGTTTAAAGATAACAAGGGTAAGTGGAGTAGTAAACGTACTGTGTCAGGGGTATTAGCAGTTGCATCAGTAGCTCAAATAGATGCAAGTGGTATAACTTGGCAAGTTCTATGTTTAGCTTTAATAGCTGTTTTACCTTTATGTTTTTTAGGTGATGAAAAGTGCAACAAATGTGACAAATCTAAACTTAAAAAAATCTTTAACAAAAAGGATTAAAGATGTATAGAGCTGTATTGGCTAGATTGGATCAAGGTATGGAGCAAACTTTAGGTCGATTTACTTTGTTTAAAGGCTTAGATAGGGTGTTTGATTGCGTTACTTTAGAGTTGCCTTGGGAAGAGAATTACACTAATATTAGTTGTGTTCCAATAGGTGTTTATAAAGTTTCTCCTAGATATTCGGAAAAGTATAAAAATCATTATATATTAGAGAATGTTCCCAATAGAAGATACATACTTATTCACCACGGAAACTTTAACTCCGACACAAGAGGGTGTATTTTGCTTGGCTCTAGCTTTGCACAAATCAACGGGGATGCTTTCCTGGATATTACAGCATCACGAAGGACTATCTCTGAATTGCTATCAATCACCAACGGAAAAGGATTTGAATTAACTATAGTTTAGCGTATTATGCCGAGTTTACCAAAAGGAAGAGGTAGGGTTAAACCTGTAGATAAAAACAAATCTTGGGGAGGTGATACTTCTGAGTACAGTAGGGCGAGGTGGAGAAAGCTAAGAGCTTTATGGATTAGTGGTAATCCTTTATGTATTCATTGTGAGTTAGAGGGTCGAACAAAAGAAGCCGATGTGGTGGATCATATTAAACCAGTTAAACAAAACGGTAAAATGTACGACATAAATAACCTTCAATCACTTTGCCACTCTTGTCACAACAGAAAAACTTACGAAGAAAATAAAGGTAAATATGACAAAGAAGATTAACAGATACAGAAGTGGTTATGAGAAAGATGTTTGTGACGAGCTTGATAGTTTGGGTGTTAACTTTGAATATGAAACTAAAAATCTATACTATGAGGTTTCAGAACAACGCAAATATACTCCCGATGTTATATTACCAAACGGAATCATTTTGGAGTTGAAGGGTTGGTTTTCAGCAACCGATAGAAAAAAAATGCTGCTAGTTATAAAACAACACCCTGATTTAGATATTCGGATGGTGTTTCAAAGACATAAAAATAAATTGTTCAAAGGAAGTAAAACGACCTATTCTGAGTGGTGTGATAAACACAACATTAAGTGGGCAGATAAACAGATACCAGTAGAATGGATAAAGGAAACAAAAAAACACCCGAAGAAGTAGCAGAAGATGTGTTCGGTAGTTGGGTTCAAGACTTAGAAGAAAAGGAACAACCCGAAGCGTGTAACATAGACGATGATGAAGATTGCGAGGCTTGTGGAAGCTAAACGAAGAGAGAGAGAGGACAAATTTAGTCCTCTTTTTTTTAACAATTTATTTTGTTTTGTTAAAAAGTCTTTATATATTTGAAATGTGTTTAACCAAAACAACTACTATTATGATTTTAAGATTCGGAAAATTCAAAGGACAAAAATTTAATAACACTCCAAATTGGTATCAAGACTGGTTACTTAAACAAGATTGGTTTAAAGCACCTAAAAAAGAGGTAAAGCCATTACACCATCAATTAAATGGTTGGGATGGACACTCAAGTAGAGGACAAGCAATATACGATGCAATTTTTGAGCAAGAAAAGAACGAAATGGTTGTTCTTGGTTTGGAGTGTAAATGTGGCAACCAAAAATTCGTTGAAGATGAATTTTGTAATGGAGATGTTTGCGATACAGACCAATTAGTATATGGATGTTAATTTTAACCTTTAAACATTTACAAGCAGAATATAAAATTAAACTTTAAAGAAAAGGGGGCTTAGTCCTCTTTTTTTTCACTTGTTATATTCCACTCGTATCGAAACGGTGTATTCTCTAACTCTTGTATTATTTTCTCCAGGTACACAGCTAAATCCATCGCCTCTTCTTGAGCGTGTTTAAGCCAATCTAAGCTACTTAAATCGTTTCGCTCCATCGTAGTGCCATATTTCTTTTTACCCATCTCAGAACGCTTTAAAATCTTAAAGCAAACTTCTTCTTCTATCTTACTCATAATTAGTTACTTTTTTTGTTAAACTCAAACTCAGTACATAACCTTAACCCTAACCAACCAATATGAACATCTAAAAATGTACCCTCTGAATAATCATAATTAGTTATCTCTACATTAGGGATCAACCAAACAATTTCGGTAGTTTCAAAATCTAATAGTCTGTGTACCTTCATCGCTCTTTGATTATGTGGTAAAATGCAGGGTCTAGCTCCTTTATCTTATCTTGAATACTACTCCAAGCTCGTTTTACAGCTTCGTCATCCCCAATATCGTTCTTACTACCTGTACCCGAATTGGCTACATTAGACGAGTTCTGTTCTAACAATCTATCTATCTTAGCTCTGATAGCTTTATTGTCGTTGTACTTCGGTGTTAATTTTTTCTTGTTTGTCATATATCGTTTTGTTTATAGTCCACAATAACCTGAATCACATTCGTTGAAGTCATCGAAGGACATTTCTATTTGAGGATTAAATTTAATTATCTCTTTAAAAGTAACATCTTTTCTAAAAGTGTTAGGTGAATTTTCTTCCTCCATCTTAGAAAACCATTTAATTTTATTAGGGTGTTCTTGATTCATTTTACTTAAAAATAGAGGGCTTCTATGAAAACATCCTACACAATTATTATAATATCCAGTAGGAAATTGTATGTCTTTATTATTACCCCAATATTGATGTATTGCTTTACTGTCTATTCCATTTTCTATTAATGGAAAGCTAGGTTTTCTCCACTCCACAAATCCCCATTTATTTTTAGTTTTACGTTTTCCTATTACAACTTTAATTTCCTCGTTTCCATTCTCATTTAATTTATTTAACATATTTAATCTCCTACTTTCTTCCCCCCTTCTAAATCCAATCCTCATTTCACAGACTTCGTTTATGTTTTTTCTCCAATAATCAAAAATAGGCATCATCTTTAAGTGAGTGGTGCAATATCTTACCATTAAATTAGGTAAATAGCCTCCTTTATGTTTTATAACATCTTCAAAAGCCTCCCCAGTAACCCAATCAATATCAATTTTTTCAGAAAGTTGCAACATTATTTTTATGATTGCGTCTTGTTCGGTTGTACCTACAAATTCACAACCTATCTTATCAGATACAATTTGTCTTATTTTAGGATCAGGGTAAATACAAGATTTATCATTAGTTCTGACTAAACTAAAAACATTATAGTCAGCAGGGTAATTCAACGCTATATAGCTTGATGATTTACCTCCACTTAAAGAGTTTACTGTTTTCATATCGTTTTAATTATTTTGGTTATTTCTCAAATATACAAAAAAAAAGAGAGAGAATCAAAACTGACTCCCTCTCCTTTTTCCAATTAACCAAAAATGAAACTAATTATGAACTCTCAAATCATAACGATACTCAAATATACAAAACCTTTCCCTTATCATAATCAACAAATGTAACGTACTTGTAAACAAATCTCCTTTTGTTAAAATCAGTTGTTTCAGGTAGGGTTTTCCAAAACCAATTATCTATTTTCAACTTATTCAAGTTGTGTACCAAAACATTACCATCATCGAAAAAGTTTATGTACAAAGATTGTGACCCTTTCTCGTTCTTACTTCGCCTTAATAACCTTTCGTACTTGTGCATCTCTAAGATTAACCCTTCAGGGTATTTACTTGTAGCAAAATCTAAACTGAAGTTTCTACTTTTCATCTCGCAATAAAACTTTCTATTATCCCATTGATAGGTGAAATCCCAATTAGAATGTGCGCCATCAGCAGGAACACACTCAATCTTATATGCCTCTGCAAACCTATTCATTAAACCTATCTCCCTTGCGTTCATTATTCTTTATCTATTTTAGTTAATATATCCAATTCTTGTTTCAATTCTATAACAGCGTTTGCCATCTCCATTTCATTTGCGTTAGCCAAAAGCTTTTCTCTCTTATAGGCTAACATCATCGTATGTACCCAAGTAAAAGCTAAAGCACTTTCCTCGAACACCTTTAACCGTTTCTTCATTCGCTCTGCTTGTGGGTGATCCACATAAGTAGCGTATTGTTCCATCATCTTAATCACCTCGCTTTGATGTGCTATAAACTTATCGAGGCTATTCATCTCGTCTAAATTAGGGTCGGCTTCTCGCAATAAATTAATTGCTTTTAATGTGATTTCGTCAGGCATAATTTAAAATATATCGTTAGTTCTCGTTTTGGTTATTGTTTCTTGTATCGGGTCTATTAGAGTTCCGTTTTCATTTAAGTACTGAAATCTACGCTTTTTATACGAATAAAACAAACAGATAGGGTCAGGTTCAGGAGTAGGTACTCCAACTAACTTCTGAAACTTTATCTTTTGAACGTGAATCTCAGTAACGTTCCACTTTTCACTTTGAGGGTTACGATGGAACACAAGAAAGTTATCTGCCCTGTTACCGAACATAGCACCAAACTCTACATCGCTCATATTCGGAGCAGGTCGAGTACCATCATCATTTCTTCTTCGGTTCGCTGCTGTGCCAGGATGAACAACTAAGTAAAAAGCTATGTTGTGCTTCTTAATAAACCTCCTAATATTACTTAAAGCATCGTAGTAATACTCGTACTTAGATTGCTTCTCTGCTGCTTTCAAATCATTAAGAGGGTCTAAGGACACCCCATCAAACTTTTCTACTTGCATATAGTCCTCAAACGCTCCAAGTACATCCTCTACGGTAGGTGTTTCATCAAACGTAAGAACAGTAAAATGGTCGTAAGCCCAATTAATAGCGTTAAGGTAACTATCTTGATCCACCCTATCAGAAAAATCCTTATCGGCTGTCTTACCACAATACATCTCAGCTATATCTATCATTAAATCACCTACAGGTTCGTTCTCAGGACAATACATTAACCACTTCCAACCGTAAAGCTTAGAAGCCATTATCATAAGAAATAATTGAGTAGTAGTTTTACCGATGTTAGCAAACCCAGTCATAATAGTAAGTTCACCTTTTCTGAGCGTATAGTGAGGGTTTAATGGGTTTACACCTGTGGTTAACCCCTTTGTGTACCCTTTACTATAAATGTCTTTACAATAGTCGGTAACCTCTTGTTTCGATGTGACTCTATATATAGCCATACCGTTTAATCTTTCATAGCGTTAAGTTGGCCACCTAAATAACTCGAATCAGGTTTGTCTTGTCTATTTCTAGCAATCCAATTATTAGCAGCCATCTTCCAGTTCTTCATTGGGTTCTTTCCTACCTTCCAACCTTTTGATCCGTAGAAATTAAAATATTGCTCCGCTTCTTTTTTATTACTTTTCTTAGATAAAAAATACTCAGTAACAACCTCTAAAGATTTGGGTTTAGATTCATCATCTTTTATAGGTTTAGGTAACTTAGTAGCTTCTTCTGTATCGGCAATATGTTCCCAATCTATATCGTTCTTATTAAGTAATGTTAATATAGATTTATGAACCCTATTGTTTGGACTTAAATTACCACCGTATTGAAACTCTATAAATCCAGTCAGATACCATCGACCATTACCGAGTACAATTATTCTAGGCTTATCTTGATTGATTGATTCTAGGAATTTATTAGTGTTAACCTTTTCACCGATTAACAACTCGAACATTCTCTTATTTGGTTTGAATATACCTGCGTGGTCGCAGTTATCACAAATATATATCCAAAACATTTTATTAGATAAAGATAGGTCTAAATACCAATCTTCATTCCATTTCATTGTGTCTGTAAATCTTTTAGCCATCATTTAAGGTTAATTTAATTTGTAATATAGAGAGTGTAAGGGAAAAAAATAGAGAGGGGACTATGCCCCTCGCTAATTACTAAAATGGTAGGTCATCTGCTTTATGAAACTCACCTTGAGTTGTTTCATTAGTAGCAGCTACCTTTTCTGTTGTTTCTGATGATGATGCTGTAAATACTTTCCACGCTTGGAGGTCTGTATAGAACCTTTCGTTGTATTCTCTTGACTCCACGTTGAAAGATACATCAACATTCTGACCTACCTTATTGTACTTTAAAAAGTTGTCTACCTTTTCCTCACCAAATACGGTGAAGTAAACATCTTTTGGGTACTCACTTGCAGTTTGCACTACAAAGCCTAACTTCTTCCAGGATTTACCTGCTTTAGAAGTTCCTTCTTGAACATCACTAATCTTAGTGATTACTCCTGTAATTTGTAAATTACTCATATTTATTGATTTAATTGATTATACTCGTTAACAACTTCCTTTACAAAGTTAGCAAATTTTTCTGAATGACACATCTCTTCTAAGATTATTTCTTTTAAAAGCTCACCTCCTGTTGACACATAAGCTCTCGTAACATATTCATCATCATCACTAAACTCAGCAGACACGACTAAATACTCTTCGCAATTTTCGATTATCTCTTCGTGTGCAACATCTAATCTATTTATTTTCATAGACCTCTAATATTAAGTTAGTTTTTCTAGTTAATGATTCTCCTGAACTAAGAATGTTTCTAATACTTCTTCTTATACTGATTTCTTTTTTATGTGCTACATCGCCTTTCATAATACGCTTAATAGCCCTGAAATCTTCTTCATATTCACAATGGCACTCAAATACTGCCCTAGAATGGATCACCGAAGAGTGGTCGCTATCGGTTAAAGCACCTATCTCAGCCAAACTTAAATCATTACTCAAGCACAGATAATACCTTAAAGAGTGTCTTGCGTTAATTATTTGTCGTTTTCTTGAAGAACCTAATATATCTTCTTTAGACACTCGCCAAAAATTACTACAAACAGTTAGCCCCTCGTTCAATCTACTTTTTCCGTATTTACTAATTTTACTACTTCTCATAACTCTTCGTGTATTATGTGATTATTTGCTTTTACAATCGTATCACAATATTTATTTTTCTTTTCTAATAACTCAACGTACTCTTGTCGACCCGAATCTATAAAAGCTTCAGAGCATCTAAAGATACCTATCTGATGTGGTTCGTTAGTTTCTATAACAATAAAAACAAATTCTTTTGCACCGAAGCCATCAAGATAAAACGCAGCTTGGCGATTATAAGCGTACCTGTAAGCACTCTTTCTAAAGTCAGCAACATCTTTACCAGTTGTCTTAATATCGACTATCATATCGCCTCCATCAACTAATATATCCGCTTTACCTTTACATTTAGTCATAGTGTTGAAATCTAACCAACACTTAGGAACTTCGGTTTCACAGTTATCAAGAATCTTCTTTACATCAGGAGTAGATAATAACTTACTCTTTAACTTTAGAGCTGTGTTGTACTGATCCATTGTCATAAGATACTTTCGACCCTCTAAACAATCTCGCTCTAAATCAATCTTCCAAGCTTTATTAATTTTACTTGCCATACTTTTATCTCGTTCAGGTCTATCCTCGGCATTAAACACCACAAAGTTCTCTTGGTATTTCTCAGGCTCTAATATCAAAGTGTGGACTAAAGCACCAAATCTTAAAGCAGGTGAATCTATCTTACCTCCGTTACGCATCTTCCAATAATAAGCAGGAGAACGCTTAACGTAACCTAATTGTGAGTTAGTGACATACTCGTAGTCACCGTAATACTCTTCGTCTGTTTGAAAGTTTTTCATAATACTTTTAGTTATTTTTTTAGTTTATCGATTAAGTTATCTAACTCTTTGTTTTCCCTAAATAACCAAGAGAAAAATAATCCTAAGATATGTACCACATAACAAGCCCATATCCACCAAGGTGCGTTAGCTACTAACAACACCCAAGCTATGATTATAAGTAACATCATTTCTGTTCCCAGTTTTTAAGTTCATCCTTAACTTTATCAGGTGATATTTGCCTACCCTTATAGTTATTACCCCTAAGTTCAGGGTTCTCTTGTTGGAGTTTCTGTCTACATCTTCTTATGCTTTCTGCATTTGAAAGATGACCTAATCCATATAATGCTAAAAACACAGAAACTTTTGCAGAATCAATATCCATTTCTTCAAGTTCACTTGCCCAAATATTAGCCAACAATAGATTATCGTTATCCTTTAAATGAGGTTTGCTTTGTAATAAAGACTCTACTTTGCTTATTTTTGTCCCTATTTTCATTTCTTTAATGATTTTAAAAGAGTTGATTCTTGTCCTTTAGTCATAGTGTATTTACTCATAGCCATCTCTACTTGTTGACCTTTTCCTTCACTAATAGCAAACTCCATTTGTTTCAGAATATCATCAGTCATATCTTGTCGGCTAGGTTTTTTATCCCTGATTCGTAACGCATCGACTACCTCGCCAAAAGCTTTTACACCTTTCTCTACATACAACGTAACTTGAGTTCCCATCCAGTCCTGAACTAACCCACTACCTACTACCTTTTCAATAGCTTTAGCGTTGGTTCGATTGAGTATCATTGGCTTATCAAACTCGTTGAAATAAACCACGAAACAATCTTCCTTTCTACCTTGTTGCCCTACAACCTTATCAGTATCGAGCTTCTTAATTGTTACAACTACTTCTTTTTTTCCATCTAAAGAGTACGATCCTAGATAGTCGTAGTTGAATTGCTTTTTCCAATGTCCTTGCATAATCTTTATTGTTATTGTTTTTAATTGTTAAAGGGAGGGGTGGTATGTTTTCTTGATCCCACAACCTCCGAAAATGGAACTTTCACTATTTACCCCTAGTCTACCCCTACCATACGCTTATACATAGTAGTAGTAATACAATCTATCATTTCCACAAAATGTTTAGAACAATGAAATCTATCTTGAGTTCTTCCACTTTGTAAAATAATGTCATATCTAATTCTAGGAGGGTTTCCTCCATCAAATTCTTTAGGAAAATAAGCAAACGATATATTTACATCGTAACACTTTTCTTCGTTGTTTAAATTCCAACCTCGAATTAACATAGGTCGAATTGCTCGTTTTAATTCGTTTTGCATAGAGTTAATCTTTTTTCGTTCATAATGGTTTTAATATTATTTCAACAAATGTATAAAACTTTTTTAATAAAAACAAAATAGAATAAATTAAAATAGATTTATCGTTTCTTAATATTATTGTTTTTTTATATTTTTTCACCCCCAATTTTAAATAATTAATGTAAATAGAGAAAAAAATTAGATAGGGAAGGGGAGGCAAAGAGGGGAGGGGAGATGCGGTATATAGATATATGTGTTCTTACATATCTATATAACACAATGTTTTATTTGCGTTTTTTTTATTCGTTTTTTATTCTTATATACCGCCTGCATCCGTGTTTAGTTGCTATTTGTGGAGCTTAAATTTTATTTGTATTCTTGTTTTATTGTTTAACCAAAAAAAACACGTTATGATCAAAACACAAAAAAAATTTATTTCCGAGGTCGGGACTTATGCAGATTTTGAAACGGCTGTAAAAGTTGCAAACTCAAATAATTTATTTTTTAAAAAAACAGATCAAAAAAATTTGTTTGCTAGAGTAGATAAAAAAAATTGTAAAGTCCTTATTTATAAGACCTTTTAAGTCCTGGACTGAAAAAAAATTAACCAAAAAAAAACACGTTATGAAATTCACAAAAAACGATTTAATCGATTTGAAACATACTCAAATCTTAACGCAAAACGACAAAATGCGGAAAACGTCAAAAGAAAACAATATAAGATTGTACAATTTTGGCATTACGGCGTACAAATCGCATAGCACAGGCAAAATTACTTGCCCTTTTGCGAAAGATTGTATAAAATTTTGCTATGCTCGAAAGGGTTCGTTTATTTGGACGAACACGAAGAAAGCTTATGAAAAGCGTTATTTGTTAACTAAAGAAATCGACCTTTTCAAATCTAAAATGACGGATGCAATACAACGCAGAAAAGCGAGTCACATTCGTATACACGATTCCGGCGATTTTTACAATTTTGCGTATATAAATATTTGGTTTCAAATAATGCGAGAAAATGAAAATGTAATATTTTACGCATATACAAAGAGTAAAATTTTGTTTGATAGATTACGTAAAATTGATATTCCTCAGAACTTTACAATTATATATTCACTAGGGTCAAAAAATGATAATTTGATAAACCTAAAAAAAGATAGACATTCAAAAATATTTAACAGCGAAGCGGAGTTATTAAAAGAGGGTTATATAAACGCCTCAAAAAATGATTTGATAGCTATAAACAAAACGAATCATAAAATAGGACTTGTAATACACTAAACTATTAACTATTAACTATAAATTGAAACAACTATGTACAAAGTAAAACAAACCACAACAGAAAAAAGCTTTTTTAACCTCTTCAGTAAAGAGGTAACAAAAGAGTATAAATTTACCACGTTTTTGGAAGCTGTTAAATTTGCCCTATTTGAGCAAATAAAATTTATATACTTTGAAAAAGGTACAGCTCGAACAATAACGAACGTTTTTAAGCTATTTTACACGCTTGAAAAGTTTAAACAGTATGCAAAAGGAAACCCCCGTCACTATTTAAACACGCACACCGCAAAAGGGGTTAATTTAGACCTTTATTACTTTGCTTTAATTACTCGAAATTTAACTAAACTAAAAAAACACTAGAAATTATGAAAAAGAAAGAAACAAAGGGAAAATTTCCTTTAATGTATAAAGGGTATATAATAAGAAAGCACAGTTACAATAATAAATTATGTGCTTATTCTTATAAGAATGATTATTTTATCAATCCTATTTTTAATAAGTGGGATAATTTAAAAAAGGTTATTGATAACTTAAAAAACTAAGATTATGAAAACAGATCCAAAACTAGATACGCTAGGAGATATTCACAACGCTAAAAAATTACTAAAAAAACACGGCTACTTTATAGAGAACCTATGGCATATTTACGACGTAAAATATATCAACGAAGATCAAATACTAAATATTTGTA